TGTTAAAACCCTCTCTTACAACATCATCTGACCATTTAAGATATTCTCTTTCTAAAATAAATTTTATTCTTGGTCTAATTGCAATAGCTGATTGTAGTTCTATTAACTTACCATCTGTTAAAGGTAATCGACTTGCAAGAGATACTACTTCTCTTTCTATTCTATCTAATGTTTTTATAAGTGATTTATAATATTCTGCTTCAGCAAGTTCTATTTGCTTAATTCTATAAAATGTTGCATCTTTGACTATATCCGACATTCATTATATCTGTTCTTGCTCTACTTCTTGATCTTCTTGTGCTGGTTCGTCTTGTGTAAATTGACCAACTTCTGTTGCTTGGTCTATCTCCTCAAAGATTTCATTTAATTTACTATCATCATCAATAACTGCTCTTGCAATTTCTTTATCTACTTCTTTACTAAATGTTGATGAACCAATGTTTAATGATTTAGCTTGTTGGAAATAAACTAGATCGGCTGCATAATCTCTAATGTTAAATGAGTCAGGATAGTTTATCTCGCCATCAAATGTAACATTTTGAAACATAGCATATAGTTTAAATAATTGTTCTTCTGCTATTTGTAGGTTATCAGCTTTTTCTGATAGTCTAGCATTAAGTAATTCAAATTCTGTTTGTAAAGCTACACCAGATGTTATGCCTGTCTTTTGAGTTCTTACAGCACCAGTATGAGCAATCCTATTTATTGAATTTACTTTGTTATTAATAGACTCCATAATAGCTTGTAAGTTTTGACCAGATGGTTGAAGTAAATATGGTTTTAAGTTTGGCTCTAATTCATCAGGCATTTCTATAACTGCACCAGCACCAGCACTTGCATTTACACTTGGAGTTTTTACTAATGATGGGTGGTTAGTTAATCTGATTAATTGTTCCATTTCAGAGTATTCGTTGTAGATAGATTTTTGTAAGTCTGCAATATCTGTTAAATCTGATTGACCAATTCCTCGTTTGTGCGATTTAGAATTGTATAAAATAACTGCTGGTATTTTGCCAATCATATTAGGTACAGTATCTATCAGAGATGGTTCTTCTCTTTCTGCCATATACACAGTATCTATTCTATCAGGATACCAAACTCTCATATATGTGCCACCATCTTTATCAACTTCTTCTCTAATCTTTAAATAATTAAGTTCATATTTACCATTTACTTTTCTTTCAAAATTCCAATCTAAAACATTTTCAGCAGTTACGATTGATAAGTATGGTCTGATGTTTTGTTCTAATTCTTGTGCTTGTGTTTCTGTATTTACATTTGGTTTATCTAAAATCATAAAACAATGACCATAGATTGATGCATAGTTTTGTGCTTGTTTAATTACAGAGTTTAAATTGTTACCCTCTAGGTCTGCGTCTTTTAAAAATGATTCTAAACTAGCTTCATCTTGCATAGAACCAAAATCTCTACTTGGTCTAACTCTAAATAAAAAAGATGAATAAATCTGTATAATATTTTTACAATGATTATCGCATGGAGTATTTGCAAGTCTTTGATTAAACTCGTTATCTAATTCTAAATTATATCTGTTAAGATATTGACCAACCATATAATCATACCCACCATTATAAGACCTAATGTAATACTCCCAATTATTAATTGTTTCTTGATAGTCTTTGTGTGTTGTTAATGCTTGATCTCGTGTGTATGCCATAAATTACTTCATTGTCCATCTTGTTGGAGAAGAAAAATTAGCCTGTGTAGTTAATGGTTTTAAGTAGTCAATCATATAACCAAGTGCGTCATTCATATGATCGAATCCATCTTCCTTATCAGGAATATTTGTATTCTCCTTGTATATTTGTCTTTGTAAACCTTTTATCAATGTTTTGCAAGATTGTGAAACAAAAATATGTCTTTCTCCTTTAGAATCTTTTAGTCTACTATTAACTGCATTGACCCTATCTCGTATAGCTGGGTGTTTGTGTTTGACCTTAACTTTAAATCCAGCATTTTGAAGTATTGATAAATCTGTTCTACCACCAGCAGATGTTTTTCTTTGTTTAGAAGCTGGGTCAGGATATATGAATATTTGCATTTTAGTTCCATATCTATCTCGTATTTCTTGCACCATTTCATCAGTATTAGAGCCATAAATAATAACTTCATCTACAAAATAAACTTTATCTTTTTCTATTTGACTTACACAAGCAGACATTGGGTCTACGTTAAAGTCCATTCCTATATGTAAAGGTTTAGTCCAATCTATTTGTCGTTTAACAACATTATCTACTGGGTGGAAATTATAATAAACAGCACCAGCATAGTTTTCAAATGTACCCTCAAACTCTTGTCTAAAAGTTCTAATATCAATATCTTGTTTAGCTTGTTCTATTTCTTCTGGTGTAACTATTCCACCCTCAATAGTCGTATATTGAAAAGACTCCCAATCATCATCTTGCTTACCTTTTAAATACATTTCATAACTCCAATTACCATAACCTTTTGGAGTTCCACACATAAGCACATGACCTAATCTATCTGATATTGATGCTCTTAATACTTCAAACCATGTTCGTTTATCTATATCTGCAAACTCATCTAATATTAAAAAGTCTAATCCTGTACCTCTTAATGAGTCATAATTATCTGCACCCTTTAATGATATTTGACTATTTGTTTTTCTAATAGTTATAGTCATTGTAGTTTCGTTTATATCCTCAATCCAATTAAATAGATTAAGCATTTCTTTAAGAGTACCCCAGACAATCTCTTTAGCCATTTTAAAAGTAGGTGCTACATACCAGATTTTACGATTGGGTTGAGATGCGTATTTCATCATCTCTGTTACAGCTAAATAAGTTTTACCAAATCTACGACCACTAATTAATATTCTAAATCTAGCTTTCGATTGACTTACTTGATGTTGTGGTTTTGTTAGAGATATTTTCATTACAACCAAATTTTATATAGATATTAAATTTATTAACATCTTCTTTGCCCAACTCAACAATTTTATCATAAGCCTTTGTATATCCATCAAGCATACAACTATAACCATCTATATAAGTTTTTTCAAATTGATGTGGTGGTAAACAGCTTGTTTTACCCTCTACAATTGCACACATTATTATTGTTAAGACATATTCCATCTACTTTTTCCTTTTGTATTTTCGGTGTGTTTGAACTCGCCAAGTCCAATGGAATATTGCCCTTGTTATCTTCTCTATTGTTTTTAACACCCAATCTATCATTAATAAATCTCACTTCGTTTTCGTATGTCCTATCTTCGTCAATCATATTATTCTAAAATTAATTTTTTAATTGATTTAGAGCCATCTATATTATCTTCTAATTCTGCTTTAGATTTAATACATTGATACTCAACATTGTCGTCAATTTTTCTTGATGCAACTCTTTTACCTTTTAAACATTCTGACATAGATGGTTGTATTCTATGTTCTTTAATTTCATTATTTACAATCATTAATAAAGCTACAACAGTTTCAATCATTAGTGCGTACCATTCTTTCTTACTTTATCTTTTAATTTTTCTATATCAGCTAATGCTTTTTCTAATTGTTTCTCAACGTGTTCAAGCATAACTTGATTGTGTATATTTTTATCTAACAACTCCTGATGCTTTTCTATTGTTTCATATAAATCTTCTAATAATAAAAACTGCTCTTTATCAACTGTTGTCTGTTCACTAGCTTTTAATAAATCTGCATTCATTAATTCTCTTGATGTTTCTAAAGATGTGAGTCTTGCAGTAATTTCTGTATAAGCAAATATACCCATAGCAACACCAATAATAATACCAACCATATTTTTAATTGGCATAGCAACAGATGTATTTTCATTTAACTTCATTTCTTCTTCCTTTTCTTTTTAGGCTTTTCTAAAAACATACTATCTACCCAAGCACACCACTTGTCTAATGTTCCAAATATTAAATAACAAATTTTATCTATCATATTCTAAAACCTTTTTTCCAAGATTGTATTGCCCAATATGCTGGAGATAAATTCTTTTGACCTTTTACTTTGGCAAGTATTGGTCTGAATCTTGCAAAGAAACTTTTTTGTCTAGCTGGTATATTTTTTTTAATAGACATAGTTTTAGAGCCAAAATTAACTTTCTTAACTCTGCCTGAACTTCTATCTTTTACAAATACTTTGAATTTCTTAACATCTCCACGAGATGGTTTATTTAGTCTAACAGTTCTACCTTTATATTTAGCCATGAGAAACTAAATATCATATATTACTCACAAATAAAACCTTGAAAAGTACCACGACCATCATTTAAGAACCACGCATTTTTATCGCCATCATAAGTTGCTATCTGTTCTCTATGGTCATTACCAAAGTCCATGCAATCGTACACATTCATTGGTCTAGTAAATTCTAATCTTTCTTTGATTACTTCTCCCTCAAAACTTAACAATAATAAGATTAAATATTTGCACATTATCTTTTAAAGAATCTTTTTCTCCACTCATGGCAAACATAAGTATCTTTTACAGCTTTAGCACCCCACCTACCACAGAATGCTCTATTATTAGAATATAAACCACAGTTACCACAGGCTTCTGGCTTCATACTTTTATGAAAAGATTGAGGTAGAGAATAATCTATTATTTCTCCATTAGGGTAAAAATTACTTCGTTTGATGTCCATTTTCTATTAGCTTTCTTAAATCTTTTGCTATGGTTAATGCTTTGTTTAGTTTTCGTAAAGCTATATCTCTTTGAATCTTAACCTGATCTAACTCTGATCTAGCTTGATCTCTTTGTTCTCTTAATTTTAAAAATGTATTTTCTCCTATTGGCTCTGGCATATTATCTCCCTTGTTGGTTATATTTTTTATATGATCGTTTTTTGTTTTTATTCATAGATGACGTTTTAACTCTACCACCACCTATTGAAGTTCTTTTGTGTTTCTTTTCATAGACAACAACTGCCCCAAATACATTACCTTTTTTCTTCGCCATCTATTTCTTCAGCTTTAGCATCTATGATTAATGGTAGTGGTTCAACAGTAGATGTAGTGTGTACTTTGTCCACCATGTTAAGTTCGTTTTTAGATAACCAGATAAGAAGTTTATCATTACCTTTAAGTGCTTTCTCCCAAAGTTTCTTTCTTAAACTAGCTTTACCAATGTTTTTATTTTCTTTTACTAAATCGGCATATCGTCTTTGAAGTGTTCTTGCAGATATTCCAACACATGAGCCTATTTCTTCTTGTGTGCAACCTATCTGACTTAATTTTGCTATAACATCTTTATCTAGTTCTTTTTTAGGTCGCCCAATAGATTGTGTTTTAATTGTGTCTTTTGTCTTAATTTTGTCG